GGTTCCTCGATGGTCAGCGCCGGCGGCAGCCCTGCCCGAATCCACCGGTCAAGGTCCGTCCCCATCGCGAACGCCTCGCCGGGGTCCTTCCCCTGGGGCACGGGCCAGCGGTCGCAGCGGCTGAAGTGTTCCTTCCACCAGGTTGTGGCCTTCGCACCCGGATCGTCGTAATCGATCGAAACGAGGATCTGCAGGGCCCCGCGGAGGACCTCGACGGCCTCGGCGTCCGGCTTGGCAGAGACCGAACCCAGCCCCACGGCGCCGGCAAGCCGGTTGTTGGCCATCACGGCAATGGCATCCAGCTCGCTTTCGACAACGACGAATGCGCGGCGATCCCTGCCCAGAAGCATGACGGACTTCGAGGATCCCGGCAGGACGATATACCGGCGATCGGCCTCGGGGCGGCGGATCCGTATTCGATGGATAACCCCGTCGCGGATGTAGGGGATTACAAGCCCCACGGGGATCCAGAGCGCCTTTGGCTTGCCGTCGTCGCGGCGCTCCTCTGCAAGGCCCCAGGCGCTGCGGGCCCGGTAGATGTCCCTGCCGTCCTCGCCGGGGTTCCACCCGAGGCGGTAGTCGGCCGCGGTGCTGGCGTCGATGCCGCGGGCCGCCAGCCAGGCGAGGGCCTCGGCGTTCTTCTCGAGATGCCCCTGGGCCCAGGCGATGAATTTCTCGGCGCGCTCCTGCCAGATCTCTCCGGGCGCCGCGGATGTCTCCGGGTTGAACGCCGGCTTCGGCCTCGGCACGTCCGGACGCCACCCGGCCGGCCGCTCGGGCACGTCGATCCGGAGCTCGTTGCAGGCCTGCCGGAAGGTCATCCCCTCGAAGTCGATCAGAAACTGGATGTTGTCGCCGTACTTCCCGCAGCCCTTCCCGGGCCGGCACCAGTAGCTTCCGCCCTCGCGCTGGTTCGGCCAGACGTGAAAGCGGTCCTTCCCGCCGCAGCCCGGGCATGGGCCCTGCCACTCCCCGCCGTGGGTGGAAGCGGCCTTGCGAAGTTGCACCCGCTTGCCGGCCAGCTCCAGGACGTTTTTCATCGGCTTGCCCTTTTCAAACCCTCCCTCTTTTTTCCTTTTTTATAACTATTTAATTTCATTCCAATAATAATGATTCTATTTTATAGTTCCCCCCTGAAAAGTAGCCTTTAGGGAGGGTTGGAGAGATTTTTTACTATTTAATCGCACGAAACTTTTTCAAAAACAGTTAGCCGGGGAAAAGGTTGAAAAACGCTCCAACCCTCCCTCTCCAAATTTTGATGCCATCCATCCACGTCGATCCCCGAATAAAACCGGCACCTTGAATCCATGTCGGCAGAGCCCTGATAACAGGGATAGTTTCTGGAGGGTTGGGGAGGGTTGTAGATACAGGGAGGGTTTTTTACCCTTTCTTCTTTTTTTTGCGATTTTTCAAAAAACAACAGAAAACCCATATTAACCCTCCAACCCTCCCTGATTGCCGGCCAGGGCGATGCCGTGATACATGACGACGCCCTCGGACTTGTTCTTCTCGTACTTCTGCGAGAGCTGTTTTCCGAACCAGGTGCCGCTGGGCTCGTTCTTCCCGATGTTGTCGTGATACCAGTCGACGAAGCGGGCGTAGAGCGCCGAGCTCTTCTCCTTGGCCCCGGGCTCGCGGACGCAGCACTCGTCGATGAAGTCGGCCAGCAGGTCCTCGTTGCGGCGGTAAAGCTCCGTGGCCTCCGTGACCTCCCGGGGCGGTCTCAGGCCGTGCTTCTGGTAAAGCAGGCAGCCGCGCACGAGCCAGGACAGGATTCCGGGGTACTCCTTTGCGAGCTGCTGGTCCAGGTCCTTGATGGCCGGCCGCTCGTGCGTCTCCTGCGGCTCCCTGGTGACAAAGGAGATCGTGAAAGGGATCAGGTGCAGCCGCTCCCAGAAGGCCTTGTCGTTCGGCGGCGCCTGGGGCTGCGTGTTGGTCATCAGGAACAGCTTGTGCGTGGGGGTGAAGCGCGTCTGGTACTTGTCGTGCGGGTTGCGGCCGACCAGGGTGTCCTTGCCGGTGAGCCACTTGATCCTCGAGGCCGAGAACCGGTGCCCCTCGTCCACCTCGGACGCATAGGCAAAACGGATCCCCTTGAGCCCCATGATGTCCGGCGAAGGCCCGGCGGCGCCCTTCACGAATTTTGTCGAGAGCAGCATCTCGGCAGGGATCGATCCGGCCAGGTCCCCCATACAATATGCGATCCGCTCGACGATGAGGCTGCGGCCGTTCCACCCGGTCCGGCCATAGAGCACGGGAAAAACCTTTTCGTGCACGAGTCCCGTCATGGCATACCCGAAGAGCCGTTGGACATACGCGATAAGATCCTCGTTGCCGTTGAAGATCTCGCGGATGGACCGCTCCCAGAGCGGCGCCGGCTCATCGATGCCCAGGAAGGGCACCGGGCTGGATAAAGACAGGTAGTCGCCGGGGCGGCCATCGTGCAGTCTCCCCGTCTCGAGATCGATCACTCCGTTTGCGCAAGGGAACAGCATGGGCTTGTTGTCAAACTCCTCCCCGGCGATGGCCAGCGGGTTGTCGATCGTGTGCGCGAATTTCAGGCACGCCGTGCGGCGCTTGTCCGCCCGCAGCTGGCTGACCCGCTTGAGCAGCTGCTTCTGCAGCTCCGAGAGCCGCTTGATCTGCCTCGAGTTGTCCGCCTCCGCATCGGCCGTTAGATCGGCGATTGTCCCGCCCAGGGCCTTGTATTCCGCCATATAACGGGCCACCAGCTCCTCGACGGCGGCCAGCGATCGGTTCATGATGTCGCGCTTCCAGGAGTGGCCCTGCCATTCGTACCATTCCATGGTATTCTTGCAGTACAGGAACCGATCGCGAAACAGGGTCGCGTAGAGCACGCCGTCGCCCTGCTCGTTTGCGAAGAGGCATTCCTGGATGAATTGGCTGGAAAGCCCTGGGTGCTCTTCCGGCGGCACCGTCGCGGCCTCCCGGGCTACCCTCTCCTGAACCTGTCTGCGGATCTCGTCATCCCTGTCGGTCACGTTTCAGCCTTCTGCGCAATTCGTAGACCCACCGCAACGAAATGTCCGGGATCGCCTCCCGGATCTTGGCCGGCTCGACGCCGGCCTCGATGAGCCGCATGACGACCGCCTTCTTCTCCGGTTCCAGGAAATGATCAGATCCGGCAACGAACTGCCGGCGGCACAGCGCGCATCGATATTTCTGCCGCCCGGAGGCGCCCAGGCCCCATTTCAGCAATGATGTGCTGTGACATTTTGGACAGGCTAGCGGCTTCTCCATTTCAGTTCGCGCTCGAATATCTCCCGGAATTTCAGTTTCGAAAAATCCTTCGCCGCCGCCATGATTCTCTTGGAGCCAAACAGCAGCGCAATGCCGGGGCCCAGGAGCTCCTTTATAGGCAAACGATTCGATCCCGTCCGTTGTGCTACCGCAAGATGCCCTGACTTGAATCTGGTCAGGAACGCCTTTGGTTCCGTGCGGACGGGCTTACGGCCGGATGCATGTTTGACCAACACGCTCACCACCCCGCCAGCCTTACCCCAGCCGGCGCGCTGCGCTTTTTTCGTATATTGGCTCTCCCCCTTCCTTGTCCGCACCCCTTCCTGCCTGGCGTCGAAAGCGGAGAGAGGGAGCCCTCGACCGAGACCCGTGATCTCCGCTTCAAGCTCGTCGCCACGGGCCCTGGTTGCCACCTTCAGCCGTTTATTGATGTCCTTCGCCTTTATATTGTACTCGTCACGTATCATCTTCGAGATATGCGTCCGGCACTGGTCAGAGACTTTTTTGACAGCCGACCGGGAGGCTGCCGTGACGAGTTTTGGGTCCAGCACCTTCATGGCTTCCCTGACGCCAGTGAGTTCGATTTCAACCTTCATCTCCACCACCATCCAGTGTTCATTTTTTCCCAAATTCCCAATGAAATTAGAATTTTTCCGGAGCCGAAAATCGAGCCCGGGGTCTCCGCACGGCGGTATCGCCGAGGAAGGACCCGCGATCCATGAGTGACCCCTGTAGATCGTTGGCCAAATTCTTTATCATGGAGTGCCGAACCAAGATCATAAATGCGACAGGTTCGTCTCCCGTCTTGCGAGATCGGCCTGCATCTCACGGTATTTACAGTTGGCCAGGATTGACGCCAGCATGAATCCGAAGGTGGCCGCGGCCATCATCGCTGCGATCACGGCGCAGCACAGCTTGACGATGCTGATCTCGATCATGATTCCCCTCCTTGACGCCCGGTCGGCACGACGGACGGCGGCTGCACTCCTTGCAGGCCGATTCGTAAATCCGGTTGCGGTGCCGCGCATCCGGCCACGGGCAGCTGACGGTTTTCTCTTCTCTCATCTTTCCTTTATGAATGAGTGGCGGGCCGGGTTCCCCGATCTCACCACCTGCCATGTTGCTTGTCGTCACAAATATCGTTTGCCGTATCGAGCAGAATAGTATCGACGATTTCGCGCACATCAGAATCGTTGCGATATAGGTCTGATTCTATCACCATCATAGCCAGATGGAACGCCTCTCGGCGGAAGGCTAAGTCGTCAATTTTCTTTACGCAGTCACAGCGTTCCGGTGTCATAAGATAGTCGTACTCCTTGTTGCCGGGGTGACGGTATGCTGGAAGACAGTCCCGAAAGTCATCCTGACACGGGATCAGATCATCCAGCACGCACCCACAGTCTATGTCCTGGTTGCAGAGCCCGTCATATCCATGATCCCGCAGCCATTTGCACAGAATATCCTTCGCGTTCATGTTTCGCCTCATGATGTTATGCCACAAGCTTCATCGCCACGCATCCCGCACCTCGGCTAAGTCATCTCTACTACCT